TAATAATGCTAATCATATTTGGGGAGCTTCATTAAATCCTCTGCAGGATACTGGTATATGGGAAGATCAAACCACAGTTGGCACACAAAGTTTTACAGCTAATTATAAAAACCATGTCTGGAACTATATGCCGTTCAGAGAAATCTTAATGAAAGACAGTGGCAATACTCTAAGAAACATTTGGAGAACACGAATATATAACTCTACACCTAACGGTAATTCTTTTAATTCTCTAAGTCATTTTTTCGGTCGACTAAGATGGATGGCTCTGGGCAGCGACACTACTACAGCCGCAGGCACATTGGCAGGAGGTTATCCGTTCGCATCAAATGGTAGATGTGTGACCTGGGATATAATAAACTTTGGGGTAAGTGATCCGATATTCCAGTCATCATCAAGAACTAGAATACTGTTTAAATGGGGCGAATACAATCTTGCGCAAGACGGTAATAAAGATAGAAGTATGATCAGTCATGAGGGAGAGGTAAACGTTGATGTCCCCAAAGGCATTGGGACTTTCTCAAATTTGAGCGGTACAATTACCTATCGTAATATTACGCCTACTGCTAATGCTGGGGATACTCCTCCAAATTCAATCACCGGTACACACAATCTAACAATCTGGGTGCGATAAAAATGAGTTTTACAGAACTTAAAGACAGCGATCTATTGCAATATCAGCAACTGCCATTTGAATATTTTTTTAGTGTAGACATTGCTATTAAAAAATTAAGACCTGATGCTGATTATCTGCTTGAAGGCACAACTTTTACCAAATGGCAAGATCCGCAGGGTAATCCAGCACCTAGTTGGGAAGAAATTGTAGATCAAGTAGAGAATGACAAATTAAAAGCAGATGCATGGTTAAAAAGTCAGCAATAAATTAATTCAATCATTTGAATCTTGCAGCAGTCAAGATCAACAAGTATGATAATTAGTATCAATAAATAATTTCATGCAAGATTCAAATGACAATCATCAGGGTCAAGTACACGGCCTATTTCCTACACCATTAATAAAGTTTCCCTTTCAAATTAACGAAACTGAAAAAACAGTGTTAATGAACTTAGAAATGATCACCGCGACTGGAGATCAGGCAATATATAATCATCTTTTTAGCAAAGACACTTATATTTTAAATTTGCCCCAACTAAAGCCATTGAGAGAGAAAATTGAAAACAAGATAGATGAATTTGCTTGCAATGTGCTAGGACATAGTCAACCTTTGATAATCACACAAAGTTGGGTGAATCAAAACAAACCAGGAGAGGCTGCACATAGACACACTCATCCTAATAGTATTATCAGTGGAGTGTTATATATAGAAGTTCCTAAAGACTCGGGAACAATACGATTTCATAAACACATGCCGAATCCCACATCAAGCTGGACCATATATCCCGAAACTGATACTGCTCGAGTAGTTAACAGCGTTTGGGCATGGGATTGGATTGATATTCTTTCATCTGCAAACGAATTATTACTTTTTCCTAGTTATCTGCCACACAGCGTAAATGTCAATGACAGTGACAGCGATCGATGGAGTTTGGCATTCAACGCCATTCCTAAATATAAATTAACAGGGCAAGGATTAGATGAACTTGATTGGATTAAAATATCAGAAAGACTAACCCAATGAAATTTATACTTTTGTTAGTCTCAGTTTATTATCGAGCTGCCTTCTAATTTGTGTTATCTTTTCTCGAATTTCATTGCCCATAGAAGGTAGTTGCCTTGCGTAAATCATGTCAATGTGTCTGTTATCTATGTCTTTGACAGCATGTATGAGATCGTTCAAAAGTTTTGTGGCTTGAGATTTCAATTGTTGATCTTCTATCCCGTCAATGGCGGCAGTGTATTTTTTTAAGTCATCTTTGAATCTTTCATTATCGGCAAGCAGCATTTTCTAACTCCATGATAGTATCTATTTTTGTGCGTATTAGCTGATTATTTAATGTGGTTTTTAATCCGCCATGCAGTTGTTTTGGCAAATGATCTAGATCGCACCAAGCTATGGTATGTTCAGCTATGGTTAAAAATTCCACATCTACTAGACACACATATGTGCCGTATTCAAAACCGCGATCTTCGCTGAGATATAATTCAATTGGCAGTATTCTACCTGTGTGATACTCAGTTAACAATACCTGTGCATCTTCCAGTAGAGCTGCGGATCTTGCAAACGTGGGCACAGTCCACCGCTCATCTTGTAAGATCAGCAGTATTCTACCTGTGGTTCTAGCTAGAAATAATAAGCCGGCACGTTGTTGCATCCTGTACTTATTAGGGATTGAGAGTCAGTCTCCAAGATCCTGGCAGGTACTCGCCTTCAAAACTCTTGAGCCACTGCACACCGTCCCATTTGTATTGGATGCCAGTGCGTAGATTGGTGATATACTTGTTGGTCTCAAAGTCATCAGGATCAAAAATCATGGTCCATTTACTGCCATTCCATTCCACAATGGAATTGGCTTTGATGTGTGTGTCGGACCCATTGGAGTTTTTCCAAGCATCTGGCCCAGAAATACGATCAGGTTGACCAGACAACACTTCATAGGTGTGCGTGGATGTCTCAACTTCGCCAGTGCTGGGATCGTCACCTGTGGCAAACTGATACCAATCTGGGTAAGCATATCTTTCAATCACGTATTTGATCACACTGGCATTGCCCGCAGCATCTTCTAATGGCGGAAATTCTGCTAATAGGATTTTGTATTTGCCTGACACTGTTCTATAACTAGTGCTAGAAAAAATTTCAAACTTACCACCATCTTCAACTTGTGTAAATGCCACTTCAACACCATTTACATATACTTTGGTCTGATAGATGTTGCTGTATGACGTAGGCAAATTACTGGGCCCAGCATCTAACTGTTGATTTGGCCTCACTATGCGATAGTAGTCTATACCTGTGTCTATGACGTTGGTAGAAATGCTGGCTGCTTTGACCGGAGCCAAAAACACATTGACATCGTCCAACATGAGATATCTTAGTCCCACAGGATATTGTGCTCTTGATCCAAATGTAGACAAAGGATTGAAATTATAAGGGTTGACAATAGCGTCAATGGTGCCTTTGCTGGCGGTTCTCACACTGGTATAAACAGTACCATCAATCAATGTGGCTGAGATCAACTCGGTGTTTCCAGGCACAGTGTCCATGTCTAGGCTGGCTACTAGAATTGTGGGATCAATGGGATTTACTGCTATGGTACCAATGATACTGCCGCCACTGGCTGTGGTAAATGTGATACGACTTATACCAGGCTTGTAACCACCATACTGATCCAGCACCAACTGCCAGTCTAATTTTTTGCCTATTTTTTCTGGAGGCAGATCCAGTCCCGCATCGATAACCGCCTGCCCGGTATCAACAATGCTGATATAGTAGTCACCGTCTACACCATTGTCGCCTTTGAGCATGACAATACCATAGCGACGGTATTCTGTGGTAAAGATTGTATCGCCATCATTGTAGATTAAATTGTTGATGTTGATGGCATCACCAGTGTTGTTAAACATGTTGTTGACCACAGCACGGACCACACCCAATTTCTTGACCTTAGCTGGAGGAGTGATGTATATAGGCATTTCGAATTCCAAACTGGCAATGTCGATGTCTTCGGAAGCGCCTTGTGGTATTGATCTAGAACTGAATGTGGTGCTGTTGAGATAGATCACACTGAGACTGGTCCAGTCTATGTAGTTGTCTGTGGTCTGTACTTCCAGGCTGGGGTTGAATAAGATCAATATCTGTTCCAGCAGTTGCAGTTTTTGATCAGTGTTGCTGGTCCATATGTCTGCTTTAACCTTTAACTTAAAAGGGGTGGGCATGAGTCTTTCAACGGTGTAGCCCGCCCCTTGCTCATTGCCATACACACGCTGTCCCCCAACATTTTCATAGGTTCGCTCACGTACCTGCATTTTGCTGACAAAAGTACTGTCTGCTAATCGGCTGGTATCCAATTCCAAGCCTGTGATGTAACAGGCAATTCTTGGCACAGTGGGCATTTTGTTTTCACTGTTGTCTTTGATGATACTGGCCACTTGTTTGGTTAGGTCTCCATACATCACAGGCACCAGTCTTTGTTCGCCATCACCCGCTTGATATTTGAAACCGATGAACACACGCATGAATTGAGTGACATATCTGCGTATCTGACCGTCATAGAAGAAATCCATTATTCGTCTGCCTCTGGTCTAAGAGCCTTGCTCAAGCTCTGCTTTTGTTTTACTGTTTTGCCGTTGATAGTAGTGATTTCTGTGTTGTTGACAAATGTGGCCTTCTGTGTTTGTCGTATATCTTTGCCAGAGAATCTATCACCAGTGCCAACATCACTTTCTCCGAGATTGTTCATGGTCATTCTTACATTGTCCTCTATTTTAATCCATCGTGTGCTGCTGTATCTAAACAGGCGCTGCGGCATGTAATCTGTGCGCAGACAAAACTGTCCCTCTTGCGGCGTAGTTGGAAAACTTATGCCTGCTGTGAACCTAGCACCATTGGCTGGTAGTGCATCATCTAACCAAGAACTGGTATTGCCATTCAGTGTGCCATAGCCCGGACGTTCAATACTTCTATAAGTTTGATCAGCTGTGACTCCTGCATATATGGGATTACCGTCGGTGTCAAACAACGGAGCACCGTTTTCGTCTGTGGCCTGAGGTTGATCATTGGTGATAAACACATCGTTGAGATCTGCACTGACCAGCTGGGGACTGCCATCCGGGCCGCGATGCATGTGATAAAATTTGGTGGTATCATAGCCGCTCTTGGGAGCATCAGCTTCGGCCTGATCTAGTACCGCAGCAGTGATCTGCATTTCTTTTTCGTAGGTACTCATGACATCGCGCAGTGTTTGATTGGTGCCTTCGCCTGCAACTCCGTCCAGTATTTCTTTGAATTCTTGGCTGTCCACCAGCGGTTTGAGTTTGGCACGATATAGATGAGGATACCATGTCACTGAAAATCCTTCAGCAGCACGAGCCACTTCTTCAACCACATAGAACCGCTTGAGGGCAAAGCTGAAATCGTTGAGCGCATATTCATCTTTGAGGTGCGGCAGTTCAATGACATCACCTGCCATGATCTTACGTCCTAGTTTTTCCACAGTGTCATTGATGTGAAAGGTCATGAAAATTGTGTCGTTCTGTAAAAACAAACCAAATTGACTGAGGTTGAAATCTATATCAGATAGATTGTACACACCTCTAAGTAGATAGATATCAGGATCATATTTGCGGTCCCGATTTTCCAAGAACAGTAGATCTTGTATCTGTGTTTCGTTGGCAGTGGTGTATTCTGGAGTGCTTGGGGTATCGCCCTGTACAGCAGCGCCGGGACCTAGATATTTGTGAACCAGCACATCAGTACCGCCAATCTGGAACATTTCCCAAACAGTTTTGTCGATGAATTTGTAGTCATTGCCCTTTTCCGGGCGGTATAAGCTGAGTCTTGGCATAGTAGTATATTTACCGCCGCGATAAATACTCGTATGAACCAAATAGATCAAGCCAAAAAAGACGTCTTCGATTACTGCAAAGCCATGCTAGGTGATGGTATGATTGACATTGAATTAGATCCCATTCATTATGAAACAGCACTGATTCGTAGTCTTGGTGTATTTAGACAGCGCAGTGAAAACAGCGTGGAAGAAAGCTATGCATTCCTAACACTGTTGCAGGACAAAAATGACTACATACTGCCCAAAGAAATACAACAGGTAAGACAGATCTATAGACGCAGTGTTGGTTCTAGAACAGGCAATGGATCTGGCGGCACAGTGTTTGAACCTTTTAACTTGGCCTATACCAATACCTATTTGTTGAGCTCCACTAACATGGGCGGCATGTTGACCTATGAACTGTTCAGTCAGTATCAAGAACTAGTGGGAAAAATGTTTGGATCATTCATCAACTTCACCTACAATCCTCAAAGTAGAAAATTGGTTATCACGCAACGTCCTCGAGGTGAAGAAGAAGTCATGCTGTTGTGCTACAACACCAAACCTGATCAGGCCATCATCAACGACACGTATGCAGGGCAGTGGATCAAAGACTACAGTCTGGCCAACTGCAAAATGATGTTAGGACAAGCACGTGAAAAGTTTGCCCAGATTGCTGGTCCTCAAGGCGGCAGCAGTCTCAACGGTGCTGCCATGAAAGCCGAAGCTCAAACAGATCTAGAACGCTTGACCAAAGAACTTGAAACACTGGTATCGGGCGGCAACGGGTATGCATTCATAATTGGCTAAAAAGATTTGACCTTGTGGGGATACTATAGTATAATAGTTTAAGGGAGACTGTTATGATTATAGGAATATGCGGATTTATCGGCTCGGGCAAAGACACTGTGGCCGATTACCTTGTTAACTTTCACGAATTTCGCAGAGAAAGTTTTGCCAACACATTGAAAGATGCAGTGGCCGCAGTGTTTGGTTGGGACCGAACCATGCTGGAAGGTCGTACCAAAGAAGCCCGTGAATGGCGCGAACAGGTAGATCCGTGGTGGGCTGCTAGACTAGACATGCCCACACTTACTCCACGATGGGTACTACAATACTGGGGCACAGAAGTTTGCAGGCGTGCATTTCACGATGACATATGGATTGCTAGTTTAGAAAACAAACTACGCACCAGCAAAGATCACGTGGTGATCAGTGATTGCCGATTCCCCAATGAAATTGCCAGTATTCGAAATGCTGGCGGAAAAATTGCTTGGGTGCAACGTGGAACTTTACCTGACTGGTACGACACAGCCATACAGGCCAATCGAGGACACAACTGGGCCATGCAAGATCTAAAGATGCGTAAGATCCATGCCAGCGAAACTGCTTGGGTTGGCACAGAATTTGATGCTGTGGTTGATAACAATGGCACCATTGATCAACTGTACAACCAGGCAAGATCAATAGTCAGCAACGAGGTCGCCCTGCTTCCACAACACGCCGTCTTTGGCTAATACCTGAGCACAATTAGCACATACAGTTTTTAGGTCGGCGGGTCGACAGTGATCGAGATTGCCGTCTACATGAAAAACCCTAAAAGGTTCTCGGTGAACGCTTTTAAATCCACATCGATCACATTGTGATTTCATGCGATATCCTGCTCTAAACCAGCGGGGTATCCCATGATTAACTCCGTGGGCCATGCAGATCTCACAGAGACTCCTGTAGTAAATCCTACCATTCTTTTTATAGTTCACTGCACGGGGTCTAGACCCGCATTTGCAAAGTGGTCGCATACAGCTATTTAAAAGAAGTAAGCCTTTTCCGCCCCTTTTGATATGCTGTAAGAAGCTGTTTTCCTGCGCCTATGCTAAATATTACGAGAGAACTTAAACTCAGGAGATAACGATATGGCACTAGTTTCCCCAGGCGTACAAGTTACGATAATTGATGAGAGCTTTTATACACCAGCTGAACCTGGTACAACTCCTCTAATCGTCGTAGCAACAGCACAGGATAAAAGCAATGGAGCAGGCACCGGCACTGCCACTGCTACCACAAAAGCAAATGCTGGCAAAGCATTTAGATTGACAAGTCAGAAAGATGTTGGTGATTTGTTTGGTGTTCCTTTCTTTGAAAAGACTCCTAGCAACACACCAATTCACGGCAGCGAACGCAATGAATACGGCCTGCTAGCAGCCTACAGTTACCTAGGTGTTTCGGCCAGTGCATTTATTGTACGTGCCGATGTAAACCTAGACGAGCTAGAAGGCACAGCAACAGAACCAGGTTCTGAAGCAGATGACGGCGCATGGTGGTTTGATACCACAGCCAGTGCTTGGGGCATATTTGAATGGAACGGTGCTGCTGGTGATACCACAGGCGGACAAGAGTTCACACTCAAAACTCCATTGGTGCTAACAGATGCAGACGCAACTACCAAAATAACTTCCAATGCTCCAAGAGGATCGGTTGGATCTATTGGCGATTATGCTGTGGTATTTGAAACTGGTACAGTACAAAAAGAACTAGCAAGAATCTACTACAAGAGCCCAGGCGGCGGCTACAACGAAAGTGGCAGCTTGGTATCGGCCGGAACATGGGTCAAAGTAGGCAGCGGCGGTTGGGCAGCAAGCTGGCCCACAGTGGTTTCGAAATCACTAGTTACACCTGCATGGAGTGTCAGCGACACATTCACGTTGAACGGCACATTGATCACTGCCAGCGGTGCCACATTGGCCAGCTTAGTCAGCGACATCAACACAGCAATGGGTGGAACTTCTGGAGTCTACGCTAAAGCAGTGAATAACAGACTGTATCTATACAGCAACGGTGCCACAGAGGGCCTAGCAGATTCTACCAGTTCTGGAAGCATTGTGCTAGCAGTTGGAACCGGCGACCTAATCCACGCATCATCAACCACAACCAGCGATCTTGGAATACTTGCAGGTGAATATTTCCCCCCAACATTGGCCATTGACCCACATACCGCTGTGCCAGCATTTAAAACCAGTGATGCTGCGGGACAGCCCACAGGAGTCAGCGCCAAGCCCACAGGCAGTGTGTGGTTGAAAACCACAACACCAGGACAAGGCGCAGATCTAATTGTTAAAAAATACAATCAAGCCACTGGTGCTTGGGTAGAAGTTGATGCTCCTATCTATAACGCAGGCAGTCAAGCCAATTTCTATCTAGACCGTAGCGGAGGGGGAACTAATATTCCAATGGACAGTTTGTATGTGCAGGCCAATGCTGAAGAACAGTTCAGCTATGCAGACGGCACAGATGAAGCTCCTGATGTTCAGGATACCACATTCAAAGAACTCAGCTTTAGAGTGTGGAGACGAGTGACCACAGGAGCCACTGTGGCAGAATCGGGTGCTGTTACTGCTTCTACTTTTACCGCAGGTGCAAAAACATTTACTATCAAGCAAAGCATCAAAGGTGCATTGGCATTGTCAGCATCCGCAACAGTGAGCTTTACCGCAGCAGCTAGTACAGCTGATGCAGAAACACTGGCAGCTGCTATCAATGCAATTTCAATGACAGACACAGCAGGTGATCCAGTAACCAATCACATTGAAGCCGCGGTGACCGCAGACAACACCATCACCTTGTCACACAAGGCAGGCGGTGAGATCCGTTTGACAGCGGGTACAGGCACAGTGATTACAGCATTGTTCACAGCTTACAATCCCTACACAGAAGCAGGCACAGACAATTTTTACACAGCACCTACAGAAGCAGCTGAAGACTACATCATCACTAACTGGCGTCCATTGGCCGACGAAGGCAACAACGGTTTTGCAGTCACTGCTGATGCACCAGACAATGAGCCCACAGACGGTCAACTATGGTACAACAATGCGTTTGCCAAAGTGGACATCCTGGTACACAACGGTGCAACATGGGTAGGTTACAGAACGTCTACCAGTCCATATTACAATGCTTCAGCAGCATCGAAGACAGATCCAGCAGGTCCTATAGTAGCTGCCAGTGCTCCGACACTGCAAAGTGATGGTACTACATTGGTAAATGGCGATCTGTGGATCAGTACAGCTGACATGGAAGACTTTCCCAACATCTACAAATGGAATGGATTGACTCTGGCATGGGTTTTGGTTGACAAAACAGACCAGGTCAGTGACCAAGGTGTGTTGTTTGCAGATGCACGCCAGGGCACCAGTGGTGGTACAGCTACCACAGCACCCAGCGGCACCATTGCAGAACTGCTAGACAGCAACTTCTTAGACACAGATTGTCCAGATCCTGCACTATACCCCAAAGGTATGTTGTTGTGGAATCTACGAGCCAGCGGTGGTAATGTCAAGAAATATCAAAACAATTATCTTGACCTTACAGAAAGAAACGCTAGATTTGACCAAACCAACAGCCCCAACGGTGTTGCATTTGCTCTAGGTCAAGCACAAAGCTCATACTGGCCAGATCGTTGGACCACAGAAAGTGGCAACAATGAAGACGGTTCAGGCAGCTTTGGTCGCAAGGCACAACGCAAGGTTGTTATCCAGGCCATGAAGTCTGTGATTGACACCAGCCAAGAAATCCGTGACGAAGAACGCAGAAACTTCAACTTGATCGCTGCTCCTGGATATCCAGAGACGCTACAGAATTTGATCAGCTTGAACATTGATCGCGGTCAAACAGCGTTTGTTGTTGGTGACACACCATTGCGTCTAGCAAGTGATGCCACAAGCCTGTTGAACTGGGGTACCAATGCTGCTCTAGTTACAGACAACGGTGACGACGGTATTGTCAGCTATGATGAATACTGTGCAGTCTACTATCCCAACGGATTTACCACAGATCTTGGTGGTTCCAACGCAGTGGTTCCAGCATCACACATGATGTTAAAAACCATCGCTCTAAGCGATCAAGTAAGTTTTCCTTGGTTTGCACCAGCAGGCACACGCCGTGGCGGTATCAGCAATGCCACAGCAGTGGGTTACATTGATGCGGCATCAGGTGAATTCCAAACTGTGGCACTGAATGAAGGCACAAGAGATGTTCTGTATGATCTCAAAGTAAACCCAATTCCATTCTTTGTGGGAGTAGGACTAGTTGCTTATGGTCAAAAGACTCGTGCTAGAAATGCCAGCGCACTAGATAGAATCAACGTAGCTCGTCTAGTTGTTTATCTAAGAAGCCAGCTAACAAAACTAGCTCGCCCATATGTGTTTGAACCAAACGATTCTATCACCCGTGATGAAATCAAAGGCGCAGTAGAGAGCTTGTTGTTAGAACTAGTTGGTCTAAGAGCT